ATGTTTGCAGTTTCACCAACAGATTTTGCTCTTATCTTGACAAACAAATACTCCATGTCAATTACTGCTAAATCTCTTGATTTAACATCACCGTCAGTTACACTTTCGATGAGGTCTTGCACTGCATTAAACATTGCTTTCTCGTCACCATCCTCTTGAGCAAGAAGTAAAACCTTTTGCTCTTTTACTAGGAAGGGACGATAAGTTACTTCTCTTCCGTCACTTGGAAGTATACAAGTATACTTCGGTGCCGATTGCTTTGGTAAAGCCATAATATATATCCTCTATTTGTGGTTATCCACCACCTCTTCTCAATCTAGTAATAAAGTCAGAACCTATTCCTATGTCCCTTCCAATATTACCAGCTCTAGTGATTGCAGTATCATAACTACCAAGTTTTCTACCGAAATCACCAATTTTGCTATTGAATCTTCCTGCTACCTTGAGACCTTCAAGGACTGCATCAAAGATTCTACGTCCTTTATTTAGGTCACTTAAATTAAAGTTACCTTGTAATGGTTGATTCATGTCAACGGTTGTATCCATGCCATGAAACTCTGATTCCCAATTACGGTAATTCAAAGTAAATGAAAATTCTAAAACGGAATCTGTTGTATCAGTATCAAGGTCTATTGCACCTAACGATACTGGAAAACATTCTTTGATCTTGTAAGTCATAGATGGTGTTCCATCTTTTCTTAAAACGTGTATGAGACATTCCCCGACATACTCTTCATAGAATCTAAAAACTTGAGCATCTTTACCTTCGTCAAGTACAGTTCTAGTTGAAACATCTGCAGTGTGAACAAATCTTTGCCATGCTTCGATGATCATTCTATCCATGAAGTTTGCATCACAACGGTATACGAATTCTAATTCATTACCGTAATCTACCGTACCATCAGGAATGTGTCTATGTCTCATGTGTTCTGCAGTTCCTAATGTCTTGCCGGGCAGCTGTGCAGTCCTACAAAGAATAGTTAAGTTTTCATTTCCAAGTCCTGACATAGGGCCGGGCAACTTTGTAAACTCAACTACAAATCTATTTGGTTGTAGGGGTTGACCTATTCTTGATTTTAATAGATCGATACCATCCTTTCCTGATCTTACTTCTGCCATTAAACTATCTTCCTAATACTATCTCTATAAATGTCGTTTGCGTTTTTAGTGGAATTTCTTGATCTGAATCTTTGCATAGGTAACATAACTACCATGTCCATGTGTTCAGGTTGTACTTCTACAATTCTACTATCTAAATGTGCATACTGGTATTGTTTGATACACGGTTTTGCCCATCTTAACCTACTAATACTTCTAAGAGCAGGATATCTAACTCTGAATGCATAGTCTTCCCCACGATCATCTAAGAATTCATACAGACCATCCATAAGTAATGCTCTATATCTAGGTGCAAGGTAGTGTAAATTCACACCCATAAATCCTGTGGGGTATCTTTTGACACATATAGTAAGAGGGAAGTAATCGTAATAAGGAAGTTTATCCTTACCCTTGGCTTCGTACATAAACATATACATTTTACCAAGTTCAAATCTCTGAACAAAGTTCTGATTTTCTTTCATGAACTTTTCAGGGGCTCTTCTTATATCTCTTACGTTACCTCTGAACCAATCTAGAGAGTCGAGTGTTAGATTCTCTATCTCTTCAGGTCTCTGCTGAACTATATCTGAAAATAGACTTGCCATTGTCTATTATTTATGATAATTGTTGTATAAAGTGAAGTTTTCTTTTTCGAAATATTGCTTTCTAGGGTGGAAATCTAACATGTGAGGTAGATCGTCTTCTGATAAATGACCAACAATCCCTACCCCGTGTCCTTCGTATGTACCATGAGTGAATAAATCCTTGAGAGAGTCATCACAGGTGCCTTGTAGTATCGGTTTTTGGCCTCTAAATGCAAAATCAGACCCCATAATCACATTATAAAGGTCATCTCTCTCTTCTCCAACGTGCATTTCCATGTGACCACCGAAATTAACACAAAAAAGTTGTCTATTAGTGTGATGTTTGTATAAATCCCAGTAATCTTCCCAATGAATTTCTATTCCTTTTAGTTTACCAGTGTAATCCCATACTACAAAGTCCTCATTACACTCAGCATATTCAATTGCCTGAACTCTAAAGGAGCCTGGATGTGGAAACCAGTGTGTATTCATGTAAACTGCTTGAGGTGTTGAGTACAAACCTTCGGTTTTTATGATATTCACTAACCATTGAATCTTGTTTGCATGGAAATACATGTTGTCTTCAGGATTTGCCATCCATTCGTTCCAAGTTTGGTGAGTGATGTTCTTTTTCTTTAGATATTCTTTCCTTCTTTCTTCTTCGTACAATGCAGTTTCAGGATTTATAGTTCTAGGTGATAACCAGTCCTTGTCATTTGCCCAATCAGGTGAGGCAGGAGTTGGTAAATGACCACGATCTAACCATGCTTTACCATATGCTTGTAAATTACTCATCCATTCATCTTTATATGGTTTTCGTTGGTTTACAATACCTTGCTCTTCTGCTTGATTGAAAGATATGATCTTGGGATTGCCTGTTTTTTTTGCTTCTTCAAACCAATATTTAACTATTTTTACATGTTCTTCGTTTCTTACAAGTCTTTGTTCTTCATGTACCCATTCATTAAGATATATTCTATCTCGTTCTTCTTTAAATTCCATCCAAGGCATTAGTGATACTCCTTTAATTTTAACTCAACCAGCGTAACGTCAGAAGGTGTGTCTACGGACAGCCCGTGATCGTCAACCTCTACCATTTTTACATGGTAACCATTTTCAATATATCTCAACATCTCCACATTGTTTTCAAGTTCTTGTTCACAAACTTCTAAATTTGAAAAGAGAGAAAGCATGTCTCTACTAAATGCATATAATCCTAATTGTTGATATTCTGATATAGGTAATCTAGAGTAATACATTGCATGTCGATTCTTATTGAAAGCAACCTTTACAACATTCTTATCTGTTAGTTTATAATCTTGATCTATTTTAACATATGCATTGGTTACACCGATATGCCATGAATGTTCTTCAACTAATTCATCGATTGCATCAGGATTGATGAGGGGTTCGTCTCCTTGAATGTTTACAAATGTAGTACCATCTAGTAAGTCTAATGCAGCGACACAGCGATCAGTCCCAGTCAAACATGGTTCATCAACAATGATACATCTCATTTCATTTAATGCACAATATTCATTAATTCTTTGATCGTCTGTTAGAACAACTACTGTATCTAAACTCTTTGCCATACAGGCACGATCATATACCCTTCGTATCATGGGTATACCATCAATGTCTACTAAAGGTTTACCTTCGAAACGTGTCGAATTCCAACGTGCTGGAATTAGTCCAACAACTAAATCAGATTCGTTATCGACTTTAGCGTATGATCGCATTCTATATCTCCAAATCCCCAACTTGCATATTCAAAATGTACCCCTGCTCTCTCAGCACACTGTTGATCAAAAATCATATCACCCACATAGATTGTATCTCTTGGGTCAGTGTTTGTCATTGCCATTGCAAATAGCAATTGGTCAGGGTTAGGTTTACCTCTCAATCCTTTTTTAGGACAAGAGATAAAATCAAACTCGGGTAGTTTATGTTCTAACAGTGCAACGGTCTCTCTAGATTTAGATGTAACCATTGCAATCTTGTTGCCTTGATTTTTTAATTCTGTTAGGGTATCATAAACCCCATCGTATAATTCAATCTTATCTAAACACATTCTAGAATAAGTTTTGTATGTTTCAAATATCTCTAGATGTCTATCATACAAATTCAGCTCCCTCATGATCTCAGGGAATGGTTTACCTATTTGTGCTTTATATAATTCAAACGGAGTGTCAATCTCATGTTTGTATCTAACGGAATCCCATGCATGGGACATATTGGCGAGGGAGTCGATTAGAACTCCATCCAAATCAAATGCAAATAATTTACTCATTTTTTTCCTTTTTTAGGAACTAGATGGTCTTCTGTTAAAATCCTGAACCCCATCTTCCTATCTTCACAATACTCACCAGCAGCTTTAAACTTTGCTTGGTTAATTATATATGTTAGGACTTTTTGTCTATATTTCTTAGTCACTCGTTTGGGTTCTTTCGGTGGAAAACATTGTGACTTGGGTTTAACTTCAATGATCTCTCGTTTTACATCTCCAGTTGATGTACGGTATTTGATGTAGAAATCAGGGAAATAGCGATGCACTTTTCTATCTACAGGTGATCGATAAGGAATGATAATCTCTTCACTTCCCCATTCAATAATGTTAGGGTTGTTATCACAGTAAACCATGAAACGTCTTTCCCACAGAGATCGATAATATATCTTTGTGGGGTCACCCTTATACTTTTTGTAATTCTTTGGTTTGAACTTCCCGCTGTATGACATAAATAGAATAAAAGACCTTATTGTTAGGAATATTTATATGCCAAGTATCAACAAATTATTAGACAAGATCAATCAAGCATCTTCTGCAGTCAAGTCAGTCAAAGGTATCAAATCCAAGATCGAAAGTATTGGATACAAGGGTGGTATTGACACATCAGTTGTCGACCAACTCCAAGAGATCGCAGAAGAGGGACGAAGAAAACTAGAAGAGAGAAGAGCATCTCTTCAGAAGGGATTAGACAGTGCCACCAAGGCAAAAGGAAAAGCAAAAAGAGCTCCCAGTGGTTCTGCAGAAGATTTACAATATCCGATTGACGGTGATCTAGATAACTTTTTACTTTTTACCACTAGAACAAGAAAACCAAGAGAGAGTGGTGGAAATCTATTATCAAGCAGTGAACTAACTATTGCATTACCATTACCAAATGGAGGATGGCAACAAGAGTCAAAAGTGTCTTATAAGACTGAAAGTATCGGTGCATTTGCAAGAGGTGTAGAGGGTGCAATTAGTGGTGGTGAGTCAGCAGGTGGTGTTTTAGATGAAGCAATGAACGCTGCATCAGGATTCATTACAAATGCAATCGGAAGTTTAGGAGGTGGTATTGGTAACCTTCGTGCTGGTCGAGCAGTCAACCCTATGGAAGAACAACTTTTAGAAGGTATCGATTTTAGAACACATTCATTTGAATGGGAAATGATGCCAAGATCATATGACGAAGCATTAATGATACAAAGAATCATCCACGCTTTTAGAGTTGCAATGTTACCCGATACATTCGCAGCTGGAGATGGTGAAGGAGATGAGAATACAAATACAACTGAAAACTTCTTAAACTATCCAAACGTGTTTGATGTAGAGATTGAGGGCCCACTTTCAAATCAGGTAGAAAGATTCTTACCTATGGTTTGTACAAGTCTTGCAGTTACACCAATTGAAAATCCTGAGCATATGGTTGCAAAAAGTGATGATGAGTTTTTCTCAGGATACTCAAAACTAGCAATAGACTTTACAGAGATTAAAGTTATGTCTCAGGAAGTATATGAGGATAGAGTTGCACCTAAGAAGGTTCAAGGTATGTTGGGTTCTGTATCGGATACCAGTGGGTCTCCTAGTTTATTTGACTCATCTACTGGAGGTTAATCATGGCAAAAGAATTTTTTAAAAATTTCCCTGAAATGCAATACAAGTTGGATAGTGGTAAGATCATCACTATCAAAGACTTCTTTCGTAAGTCAAGTATCACTGGAACTGCAAGAGAAGCAGTTATCAATTATACAGTTCATGAATTAGAAGAAGGTGATCGACCTGATGTTCTTGCATCCAAGTTATATGGTAATGGTGATCTACACTGGACGTTCTTTCTAGTAAATGATTTTAACAATTATTATGACTGGTGGAAAGACAATCAAACCATGGAGAGATATATTAGAGAAAAATATAGTGGTAAGTATTTCACTGCATCAGCATCTACTGATATCGTATCATCTACCAGTAAGTTCTTAGTTGGTGAAACTATTACAGGCCTCAACTCACTAGGATACATCACTGCAGTGGAACCTACATATAACCGAATTGCTGTTGATGTAAAAGAAGGATTTGTAACACCAACAGAAGCAACAGGTTCATCTTCAGGTAAAGTCTTTACTCCTGCTTCAATTATCTCTCAACAGGATGGTGTTGCATATTACTATAAAGATGATATCAAAAGAAACACATTTGCAAGTGGATACCAATCAAAATCCAATTGGGAATACGAATACGAACTAAACGAAGAAAAGAGAAAAATAAAAGTTATCAAACCATCCATGATCAATGCAGTCGTGAATCAGTTTGAAAAAGTAATGAAATCATGAGTGCTAACTATGCAGCGGGTGAATTCAAGATTACTGCATTCACCTTAGTCAATCAATACGATGAATCCCTAGACCTTACAAATATGGTCATGGGATTTAAACTATTTGAGTCTATCTTTAATAAGTTTGTTACAGGTGAAGTATCAATCTACGATGGATTGAATCTACCTAAAAACTTTAGAATGACTGGGCAAGAGTTTATTAGAATTGCAATCAGTCAAAAGGAAGGGGTTGGCGAAGATGCAGAAGAAAAGTTTTCTATTGACAAAACATTTCGAATCTACAAATTAGATAACATTCAAAGAATCGATGAACTTACTCAAACATATGTGATGAGAATATGTGACCCTAGAATGTTTTATGTTCAAAGAAAAAGAATCAGTCAAACACTTCGTGGTCGATATGATCAAATCTTACAGAACGCATTGATCGATGTCGGTAAGTTTAGAACAGATGAGTTTGATGCTTGGGAAAAGACTGTTCCCGAAAATAAGCAATTCATTTGTCCTAACTGGACACTTGCACAACTAATAGATTATCTTGTAAACAATTCTCAGGTTGGAGAAAGTTATGCATTTAGAAATGGAATGTTTTTCTATCAAACATTAAATGGTGGTTTTAGGTTTTTAAGTTTTGATACTATGGCAGGCATGGAGTTTCCAATTCCATTCTCCATGACATCTAGAAATACAGTAGAGACCGAAGATGAAAACCTAAACTCACCAAAAGGTTTAAACACAACTATTCAAGCGTACAAAAAACCTCAATTATTCGACACGTTACAAGCAACTGTCGGTGGTGCATACGCATCTCGACTTAAAGTATACGACCCTATTCGAAAACTAGAAGAAGAAAACATATATGATCTTGAAACATCAATGAATAAAGGTGAACACATTTCAGGATTCCCTATGATGTATCTAGAAGATATGGAGAGAATACTGAGACCAAATGAAATTGTTGACCCAGGCGTTTCACCCACGATAGATGAGGTCGATGTCGATGCAAAACCAACAGAAGAATTTGATTCATTGATTATACATGATTATCATACATTACATTCATTTGATAATGCAGAGAATCTATCTGATGCAGAAGTATTTGAGGCAAGGAAACTATCGGACAGTGGTGTATTAGAGAGAAGAGCATTATTAGAAATCTTACAACAACACAGAATACAATTGACCATACCACTGAGAACAGACTTAACAGTAGGTATGATTATCAAATTAAAAATACCTACACCTGAAGTTCCAGGCGAAGGTGATAAAGCAGATAAAGTAAATGATGATAGATACTTGATCACTGATCTTGCATTAAATGGTGACCCTCAAGCAAAAACTGGTCTACTACAATTGGAATGTGTAAAAGAAAGTTATGCAAAACAAATTGAGTCTGCAAGACCACTAGATGAAGCACCAGCACCCGAGGATACAGCATGATGGAATACTTTTACGGAATAGTTGAGGACAGACAAGACCCATTAAAGGTTGGTCGTGTCCGTGTTCGTATACACGGAATCCATACAGATGACAAACTTCTTATTGCATCTGCAGACCTACCATGGTGTCAGGTAATTCTTCCAACTACTTCTGCTGGTCTATCAGGATTAGGAACAGGTCACGGACTCGTAGAGGGGTCTACGGTATTTGGATACTTTAGAGACAAAGCAAAACAAGACCCAATCGTTCTTGGTGTTGCAGCGGGTATACCACAAGCAGGATATAAAGAAACGTCAACAGATGAGTTGATAACTAGAAGTATAGATAAAGGTTTTAATGACCCAAGAGCATTGACAGTTGATGCATATGCAGAAACACCTGAAGCACCAAATCCAACACAGGATTCTAGAAGAGGTTGGGGTCTTACAACTGCAATGGACACTGCTCCAAAATCACCTGAGACTATCGATCTCAAATATGACAATACAGGTTCTACCATCAAAGAACTTGAACTCACAGAAGAGATGTTACCATACTATCCTTTGTATGTTGACGAATCAGATTATTCCTCACTTGCAAGAGGTTCAGTGTTAGATCATGCAATTGCAAAACAAACAGATGCAGAGGGGAACGAGGTTGAGATTCCTGAAGAGCAAAAGATATTAAAAGATTTTGTTGATGTAGATGCAGAACCCGTTTATCCATACAACAAAGTACATCAATCTGAATCAGGACATGTATTTGAGGTTGATGATACAGTAGGAAAAGAAAGAATCAACCTACATCACAGATCAGGAACATTCCATGAGATACATGCAGACGGTTCAGAAGTCACTAGAATTGTAAACAATAACTACACTGCAATACTCAAGGATGACAAAGTATTCATTGCTGGTAATACTGATCTTCAGGTTGGATATGGAAATGTCAACATAACAATCGATACAGGTAATGTCGATCTTAAAGTTTTAAAAGGTAACGTAACAGAACTTGTAGCTGAAGGTAATGTAGATACCACAGTTTCAAAAGGAAATGTAACTCAATTAGTATCAGAAGGAAACGTAACAGGTGAGATAACTAAGGGTAACTTTACAGGTACAATTGGTGGAACCACAGACGTAACCTCAGAAGGTAAAATAACAATAACAGGTAACTCAGGAACCGAAATCATATCAGATACAAAGATTTCAGGTACACTTCATGTAACTAAAGCACAAACTAATGACTCAAGTATTAAGGCTAAGGGTGAGGTTACTGCGAAGAATAGAGTCAAACTATCAACTCATAAACATACTGTAGGCGGAAGTGCAGCTCCACAGACAGGAAGCCCAGTGTAATTGTATAAATAGTATTATGGTCGATTATGTAAAATCAGATGGAAAGAATGTTGCAATCAAGTCTACTTATAAAGACCTTGATTTACTATTCACTAGGCATCCTATAACAGGAGATATTGCAACTAAATCAGATTCAGATGCAGTTCGTAGATCAGTTAGAAACATAGTAATGACTAACTATTATGAGAGACCTTTTAAACCAAGTTTAGGTGGAAATGTTCGTGGGTTACTATTCGAATTAGACACCGATAGAAAATTAAACAGAGCAAGAAAAAGACTTGCAGAAGCAATCGAAGACTTTGAACCAAGAGTGAACAATGTTAGATGTCTATTCAATACAGAAGGTAATAGTTTAGACGTAACAATATTTTATAACATTAAAAACGGATTGTCAAATCAAGAGCTTCAATTCACAGTAGATAGGGTACGATAATGGCAGTAAAAAGTTCACAGATTAATGTTACGGATTTAGATTTTGATAACATTGCAGATAACCTGAAGAATTATCTGAAGGGTCAAGATACGTTTAAAGATTATAACTTCGAAGGTTCTTCGATGTCGATCTTGATCGATCTTCTTGCATATGCATCTCATATTGGTGCAGTCAATACAAACATTGCAGCTTCTGAATTGTTTTTAGATTCAGCACAGATCAGAAAGAATGTTGTATCAAGAGCAAAAGATTTAGGATTTGTACCATCTTCAGAAAAAGCTTCAACTGCAGTTTGTAATGTTACAATGAGAAATGTTAGAAGTGCAGACGGTACAGTTCCATCTGCTAGTTCCATGGCAATGCCAAGAGGAACACAATTCAGAACAACATACGAGGGTGTAAAATATGAGTTTGTTGCAGAGACAACATACACACCTACAGTTGATGGTACTACATTCTCTTACAAAAATATCAATTTAGTTCAGGGTACGTTTGCTTCAGATCAATTTGTATTTGATACAGCAATTAAAAATTCTAAGTTTGTTTTATCAAACTCTAGAGTAGACAAGTCAAAAATGACTGTTACAGTTAACTCAGGTGGAACAACATCTACCTATGCATTATCAACAGACGTATCTACCATTAATACAACATCAAAAGTTTACTACACTCAAGAAAATGAAGAAGGATTTATCGAGATTTATTTTGGTGATGGTACTCTTGGTGTATCACTATTAGATGGTGATATCATTACAGTTGATTATATCATAGTAGACGATATCCATGCAGATGGTGCTAATAGATTTACACAGATTTCTGCAATCAATGGATTTACAGATTCAGTTATTGAAGTACCTCAAAAAGCATCAGGGGGTTCAGAAAAAGAATCTATCGAGTCGATTAAATTTAAAGCAACAAAGTTCTATACATCACAAAACAGACTCGTAACACTAAACGACTACAAAGCAAAAGTTCAAGAATACTATCCAAACGCAGATGCAGTTGCAGTATGGGGTGGTGAAGATAATGACCCACCTGAATATGGTAAAGTATTTGTTGCACTGAAACCAGCCAATGCAGACTATCTTTCCGATACAGAGAAAACATCAGTAAAGAATAGTTTAAACAAACTAAATATGTTGACAGTTAGACCTGAGATCATCGATGCTGATATTGTAAAGATATTGATAACTACAACATTCAAATACAACCCAAGTCTAACATCTCTAACAGCAGGAGAGTTATCCACATTGGTCAAGAATACAATCAATCAATTTGATACAGACGAACTTAATGGGTTCGATGCTATCTTTAGGCATTCAAACTTACTAAAAGTTATCGATGCAGCTGATGATTCAGTATTGTCTAATACTACAAACATCAGACTAAGAAAGAAAATGAAAGGAACTATATCTACAAACCCAATAGGATATAGAGTATCTTTTGGTAACCCATTATACAACCCACACTCAGGACATAATGCTAGTGCTGGTGGGATTATAACAACAACAGGATTTAAGATTGGAGGTGACTCCGTAAATACCTATTACTTCGATGACGATGGTAAGGGTAATTTGAGAAGATATTATCTCTCAGGGTCAGTTCGAATCTACAAGGACAATGCAGCAGGCACAGTTGACTATGCCACTGGATTGATAACTATCAATGCCTTCATCTTAACCTCTACGGTTAATGTGGATACATCGGTAGACTTCACAGTCATACCTTCGGGTAATGATGTCGTTGCAGAAAGAGGTAACTTAATTGATATCTCAGATGACGATGTCAAAGTGACTGCTGAAGTAGACACCATCGCAAGTGGTGAATCGAGTGCTGGTATCGGGTTCGAAACAACCTCTACCAGTTCATATTAATAAAAATGTATAAAGTGGTCGGGAGTCCCCCGAG